CCGCGATGTCGCCCGCCGCGCTCATGGCGTCGGCCAGCCGGCTGTTGTCGCCTTCGGCGTCTTCGGCGGCGTCGCCTTGTTTGCGCACGGCGCTTTCGGCGTCGCCAGCCGCGGCAGCCATGCCGTCGGTGGCGCTGTCGGCCTGCTGGGTCGCGTCGGCCAGCGCCGCCATGTTTCGGTCGTTTTCCTTGATCTCGTTCCCGACCTTGTTCATCGCGTTAGCTGCGCGATTCAGGGCGATTTGCAGGTTTTCCGCCTGCTGGCTGTTCTCGCCGTATTCTGCTTTCGCCTTGTTCAGCTGTTCGGCGATCAGCTTCACCTTTTCGGCGTGCGCATCGTACACGCTTTGCAGGCTGCTGGCCTTGGCCCGCATGGCCTCCATGCTGTCGGCCTGATCGCCGAAGGCGCTGTTGGTCGCGGCCATTTCAGTGTTCAGCATCGTCAGCCGCCGGCCGATGTCTTGGAGCGCTTTTTTATATTCCTTGTCGCCCAGCACGCTGACTCTCGTGCTGATGCCTTCGCTGCTTGGCATGTTCTCACCTCGCTTTTCGCCCCTATGTATCGCGGGCTAGAAAAGCGCCCGTCGTATCGGCGGGCGTAAAACTTCAAATTGTGTTGTCAACGCATTGACAACGGCGTTACAATGGCGTATAATATCCTTGAAAGGAAGTGATCGCAATGGCCAAAACCGCAACGCTGAATATCCGCACAGACCCGATTGTCAAAGCGCAGGCCGAACAGATATATCAAGGCTTTGGCATCACCCTGACGGACGCAGTTAATATTTTCCTGCGCAAGTCGATCATGGAAGGCGGCCTGCCGTTTGAAATGCGCGAACCTAAGCCAAATGCGACCTTGCGGGCTGCAATGCAGGAAACGGAAGATATTCTGGCCGGTCGCGTGCAAACAAAGCATTACGCCAACGCGCGCGCACTGTTCGACGACTTGGACGCGGGGGACGAAGAATGCTGACGTTGGAAACGACCGCGCAATTCCGCCGCGACTATAAGCGCGCAAAGAAACGCGGCTACAAAATGGCCCTGTTGGAAGAAGTACTCGACGCGCTGCTCGCCGAAAAGCCGCTTTTGCCAAAGCATCGGGATCATGCGCTCACAGGCCAGATGAAGGATTACCGTGAATGCCATATTCTCCCGGATTGGCTGCTGGTATACCGCATAGAGCGGGAACGCCTTGTGCTTGTCGCTGTGCAGACAGGCACGCACGCCGACCTTTTTGATGAATAGCCAGCATACGACAAAAGCGCCCGCGCGGGCGCTTTTGATTTATCTCGGAATCCTGTTTAGCCGTTGCCCCCGCGGCGCTGCGCCCGCGGTTGCCTGTCCGTGCTGCGCGCGATTTCCCTTGCCGGTGCTGGCCGCCGGCTTGCGCGCAGTCTTCGCGCATTCGTAGATTTCATAAATCGCGCGCGGGCTGGCGTCCCAAAAAGCTTCCGCCGTCAACCCGCAGTCCAGTGCGCGATACAGCAGCCACGCCCACGGGAAGCCGCTTTCCGCCGGGGCGGCTTCTAAGGGTTTTCGTTGCCGCCGCTGTCCTTCGGCAGCGCGTCCACTACGCCCTGCACGATGATCTCCCGAATGCCTTCAATGGAATCCAGCTTGAACAGATTGTCGAAGGTTTCCCAGTCCATTTCCGCGCCGCCGGCAATAAGCGCGCCGTAAAAGACAGCCATCACGGCTTTGTACTTGAAGTTCGCCAGCGCCTTCAAAATTTCGGTATAGCCCACGTCGCGGCCGTAGACCTGTTCGTACACGTCTTCCGCCACGCGGGCGGCGCGGTTGGTAAAGGCCAGCTTGTAGCGCGTTCCGTCGAGCGTGATAAACTGAATTGGCGCGCTTACGTCGCGCGCGCGCTGCTGTTTTTGCATATTTTCCATGTCAGCCCTCCGTTTTTTGCCTTGTCATAGCCGCGATCAGGCCGCTGCGGCGCTCTGGTTTGCAGTGCGATCGCGGGATTCCTTCGGGGCGGCGTTTGCCGCCCCGTTCCCGAATGGTCACGCGGCCTCGGTTTCTTCGTAGACTTCCGTAAACCAGCCGGCTTCCACGCCAGCGCCGATGCCTTCGGCTGCCGTGTCCACCACAGCGGCCAGCGCATCGTCGTTCATGCGGCGGATAAACACGCCTTCGATGGTGGGCGTCTGGTATTCGATGGCGTCGGCGTCCGTCTTCGCGGTCTTGGTCGGCTCGCTGAACGTGCCCTTGTAGAGCCACCACAATTCTTTGCTGTCGTCGTCCAGCGTGCAGGCAAAGCCGATCGCCACATACGGCGGCTTGTTCCCGCCCTTGATGATCTGCACGCCATTGGAGTCCTCTTTGCGGCCCAGCAGTTCAGCAAGTACCGCGTGCGGAATCTTGTCTACGTTCAGGCTGACGGTATAGGTATCAACGCGCTTCACATTTCGCACAGTGGCGTTGCTGGCGTGCATCTTACCTTCCCGGTAGGCCGGCGTGACCGTCACTTCGATGGACTTTGCCAGCACCTTCGGCGTGTCGTAGGTCGGTGCGGTCGTGCTGGTTTCTTCGGTCGTCATGGGCGCATAGTAAATGTCAAGTATGCCGTAAAAATATCCTTCCATGGTTGTGCCTCCTGTCGCTTCAGTCTAGGCTTTCCACCCATTCGCAGGTCGCTGCGATGTGGTGATAGCCTGTGTCCGTCTCATACATGTCGGGGCCATAGCTGTACACGCGCACGCCGGCGGCACGCAACATGGCGATGGCCTTGTGGAAAATGGTTTGATGGGTGCCGTCGTCGCACTTGGAAAAGACATGCACCTGCACCGTGTGATGTAGCCTGCTTGGCTGGTTGCTGGCGTACCCGGTGAACGTCCCCAGCACTTCGTTGAAGGTGGCATACGTTTCATGCTTGCCGCCCGCCGGCTCTTTGCTCACAGGGCAGGGCAGCGGCAGAAGCGTCGCCTGAAAAAACTGGTCGTAGGTCACTTCGTCACCCCATTTGCTTGTCCAGTTCCTTTTGCATCGCTTCCAGCGCTTCGCCCTCTGCGGCCTGCACGGTGGGATGGAACCAGCCCAGCGGCGCTTTTTGCGTCCGCCCGTAGCTGCGGCCGTATTCCAAGATGTTGCCGATCTTCGCCAGCGGCTCGCCGGTCGCCGGATGGTTGCCCACGGGCTTCACTTCGCAATAGTATCCATCCGCCGCGTTGTACTTGACGGCGCTGGGCTTGATGCTGTCGCGCAGCGCGCCGGTGTCCACGGGCGCTTTGTCCTTCAGCTTTTCGGCCACGATCTTGCCGCCGGCCTTCACTGCGCGCTTGATCGCGCCATCGCTGGCCGTGGCTGCCCGCTGAAACTTGGCGATGGTCGCTTCCATGCCTTTGACCTCGAAGCCCAAGTTATACGCCCTCCCCGCGGATCAGGCGCGTCTTTATGTGCATAAAGTCGCGCTTGTAGCCCAAATGGTTGATCTGTTCGATTTGATAGATCTGTCCGGCGTGGACGATGCGGCATTCGCGGTCGATGCTGTCGCGCCAGCGGATGCCAAACGTCACGGTGTCCTGCGCCTGATACGCCTGCGCGGCGTAAAAGTCGCGCCCGCTCACGTCTGCCATACTGGCCCAGCACGTTGCGATGGGCTGCCAGTTAGTGCGCCGGTTCCCGCAGTCGTCGGTGGTTTCCTTTGGCCGTTCGATGGTGATGCGATGTTTCAGATCGCCCGCTTTCATTCGCCCGTCACCCCGCTTCCGTCCGCTTTGCTCTTCCGCCTGCGCAACTGATGGACGCTGGCAACGATGAAAGGCGGCACGTTGGCATCCTCTCCGCCCGCGCCGCGGTTGTCGAAAAACCATGCGGCCAGATTACAGACCCAAAAATCATACAGTTCATCGCCTTCCCGCGCGGGCACGCCTGCGCGGGCATACCATTGTTCCGCCGCCGCCAGGCACAGGCCAAGCACCTGCGCGTCGGCCTCCGGGTCTGCGCCTGCGAAGCGGCGCGCCATGTCCATGCTTGGCACGCTGTCACCCCCTAACCGGCGTCGCTCGCCAGCACAGGCATGGCCACGGGCACGCCCAGCGCGGCGGCCTTCTGGATTTCCTCGCCCATATA